TGTGAAGGTGATCCTTCCGAACCCGGATTTATTCCATACGCTGATCTAACAGAGAACGATGTTCTTGGTTGGGTATACGACAGCTTGATCGAAGGCGACGAAACCGCTGCCGAAGCTAAAGCTCGCGTAGAAGCAGATCGGGATGCAAAGGTGCAAAAGCAAATTGATGCGGCTGCAACAACTGAATCTGGTGTCCCTTGGGCATCTTAACTTAAATAAGGAGACTTATAATGGCGAAAAATGAAAAGAAAACCATTACTGTCAATGATGTAGAACACAACATTGAAGACCTAACCGAGCAACAAGTTGCGATGGTTAACCACATTGCTGATCTGGATAAGAAGCTAGGAAGCCTACGCTTCAACATGGATCAGCTAAACGTAGGCCGCGAAGCATTTGTAAACATGCTATCGCAGTCTCTGGATGAACCTAAAGAAGTAAGTGAGTAAGATGTGTTATGAGCCGTACCGTTCGAGATGCCCATCGTCGTATAGACGAAATAGAACCTAGAGTTACCAAGTTGGAAACCGAAGTGCATATCCAGTTTAAGGAAGTGTTCACTCGGATTAAGCGCTTGGAGGCCATCTTGATTGGTGCGGCTGGTACCATTATTGCTATGTTAATGGCTATTCTTACAAAAATGGGTTAGAACCCGATTCCGCGCACCCGCGCTGCGACATTTCTAAGCTGACACAGGTGAGGATATGCTCGCAGAATTAGCCGCGTTCAACGCGGGGTTTGCCGTAGTAAAACAATGTATCGCTAATGGGCGAGAATTAACCGATGCCATGAATGCCATCGGGCAGATGGTTGGTGCCAAAGAAGACCTAAAAAGGCGCGGCGAAAAGAAAAAGAAAAGCGTCCTATCCATGCTTGGGGGTAAGACGGGAAATGATTTCGAGGAGTTTATGGCTCTCGAAAAGATCAGAGAAACCGAAAAAGAACTCATCAGCATGATGCGCTTATACGGAAGGCCCGGATTGTACGACGATTGGGTCCGTTTCCAAGCTGAAGCGCGTAAGAAACGCAGAGAAGAAGAGCTAGCTCAAAAGAAGCAAAGAGCTAAAAACATAGAGTATTTTGCCATCTTTATTGCTGTTTCTATGGTTATAGGTGGTTTTGTATTGCTTATGGTGTGGGTCAAATGGCTAGCTGGTTAAGACGTCAACCTGTAAGTAATCTTTGCAAATCGTGCAATAATCTACTAAGGTGAGGTAGGTAGTATTGTGTGGAGGTTATAATGCTACAGAATTTAATTGGCCCTGTTACGGGTTTGCTCGATAAATTTATCGAGGATAAAGATCAAAAAGCTAAGTTGGCCCATGAAATTGGGACAATGGCAGAGAAGCATGGGCAGGAGATAGCCCTTGCGCAAATTGCGCTGAACACCGCAGACGCAAAGGGTAACTTCTTTCAATCTTCTTGGAGGCCCTTATGTGGACATGTTTGCGTTCTTGGTTTAGCCGTAAATTTCTTAATATCCCCCATCGCAGCAGGATTTGGTGTGACCATTCCACAAGCCGACATGGGCGTGATGATGCCCGTTCTGATGGGTATGTTGGGTCTGGGCGGTCTCAGATCATTCGAGAAGATGAAAGGCGTAGCAAAATGAGTTTTAAGTTATCACAACGTAGCCGAGATAGGCTCGAAGGCGTAGATGTCGGGCTAATCGCAGTCGTTGACTATGCTATTGCCGTCACAAAAGTCGATTTTGGTGTGATTTGTGGCCTCAGAACCATCGAAGAACAGCGAGAACTTGTCGCTAAAGGCGCAAGTAAAACCATGAAATCTAAGCATATTGATGGTCACGCTGTAGACCTTATGGCCTATATTGGACCGAGAGGGTCGTGGGAATTGAATTTGTACGACGATCTTGCTAACGCTATGAAAGAGGGTGCTGAAGCCGCTGGAGTCGGCATCCGTTGGGGAGCCGCATGGCATATCCCAGACATTCGTGAGTGGGACGGTACAATGGAAGAAGCTATGAATGCGTACGTGGATTTACGCCGTAGCCAAGGTAAGCGTCCATTTATTGATGGGCCACATTTCGAGTTGGCGGTATAATATGAAGACCACAGTAGAAGCTAGAGATACTGGGGATGGTGTAGAGCCAAAGCACACAGTGCACGTTGTCTGCGCAAATTGCGGGTACGACCTTGATGAGGCCGAACTTGAAGCGGATACTTGTTCTGATTGCGGTGCGCCCTTAAACCTAGAACAACATGTAGCTATCGAAGTTACTACGTTGCCCTCTATCTTTGGCGAAAGTATGTAGGTGAGCTATGGCCCTAAAGAAGTTAGTATTTCAGCCCGGTATCAATCGAGAAGTAACACGTTACTCCAACGAAGCTGGTTGGTATGAGTGCGATAAAGTACGCTTCAGACAAGGGTTCCCCGAAAAGATTGGCGGGTGGCAACGTATATCAGGTACAACATTCCTTGGTACGTGCCGCTCTCTCTGGAACTGGGTAACACTAGGCAGTATCAATCTTATTGGTGTAGGTACTCACCTCAAGTTTTACCTAGAGCAGGGTGGTGGGTATAACGACATCACGCCTATACGCGCTACCACCGCTGCTGGTGATGTGACATTTGCTGCTACAAATGGCTCTGCAACAATAACTGTTACCGACGCAGGGCATGGTGCACGAGAGAATGATTTTGTTACCTTCAGTGGTGCGGTAACACTTGGCGGTAACATTACTGCTGGTGTGCTTAATCAAGAATACCAGATCGTTACCGTTCCTAGCGACAATACGTACACTATTACCGCGACTGCAACAGCTAACTCTTCGGACACAGGTAATGGCGGTTCTTCTGTAGTCGGGGCTTATCAAATACGTACTGGCGAGCCATACGAAGTCCCACTCTCTGGTTGGGGTGGCGGCACGTGGGGTGCAGGTGTATGGGGTACAGGTGGTATTTCCACTGAATCCATCCGTCTTTGGAGCCAGTCTAACTTCGGTGAAGACCTTATATTTGGTCCTCGCGGAGGTGATATTTTCTATTGGGACGCTACAAACGGCGTAAACACGCGAGGTGTGTACTTAAACACGTTAGCAGGTGCTTCTGACGTACCAACCCAACAAAACGTCATAATCGTTTCTGACATCAATCGGTTTGTATTCTGTATGGGTACGAACGATGTGGGTACTGCTACGGTAGACCCAATGCTTATCCGCTGGTCCGATCAGGAAGACCCTGCAAATTGGACACCAGCATCTACGAACCAAGCGGGGTCCTTGAGACTGTCACGGGGAACTGAGATAGTCGCGGCTAAACAAGCACGTCAAGAGGTCCTCGTTTGGACCAACTCTTCGCTGTATTCATTGCAGTATCAGGGCGCACCCGCTGTATGGGGTGCCCAGTTGGTCGGCGATAACATATCCATCGCATCTATGAACTCCGTTGCGTTTGCTAGCGGTATTGCGTTCTGGATGGGTAAAGATAAGTTCTATATGTATGATGGGCGCAGTCAGCCCCTCCCATGCAACGTACGTCGTTACGTATTTAACGACTTCAACGAGCTACAGTACGACCAAGTATTTGCAGGTACAAACGAGGCATTTCACGAAGTTTGGTGGTTTTACTGCTCCGCAGGTAGCGAAACAGTCGATAAGTACGTGGTGTTTAACTACCTAGAACAGACGTGGTATTACGGAAATATGGCCCGTACAGCATGGCTGGACTCAGGTCTACGTGATTACCCACTGGCTGCAACATACAGCTACAACCTCGTTAACCACGAGCAAGGCACTGATGACAACGAAACAGGCACTCCGGTGGCTATTACAGCGTCGATTACGTCAGGGCAGTTCGATATTGACGATGGAGATCGGTTTGCCTTTATCTGGCGAATCATGCCAGATGTAACCTTTGACGGGTCTACGGCGGCTAGCCCCGCTGCGACCATGACGCTGCTCCCCCTCGCAAACTCAGGGTCGGGGTATAACAACCCATACTCAGAAGGAGGCACCGCTGTAGGCACCGTCACCCGTACCGCTACCGTGCCTATTGAACAGTTTACAGGGCAGGTGAATACTCGTGTTCGTGGACGACAAATGTCGATTCAGATGGAGTCCACTGAGCTTGGAGTTAAGTGGCAACTTGGATCGCCTAGAGTAGATATGCGCCCTGACGGGAGGCGCTAATGGCTAATGAGATTGAGAGAGTAGAGCCGCCTGCTCTACCACTGGCCCCCGAAGACTACCAACGTCCATTTATGGACCAGAACAGCAACGTTTTGCGGTTGTTCTTTAATCGTCTGATAAACTCTCTCAACACGTTGCTCAGCACCGACGATGGTGGCAAGTTTCTATATATGCCACGGGGTCTCTTTTATAGCACCGTTGACCAAACAGCCGCTCTTGCAAACACGGGCTATCCCGTTGAGTTTGAGAACACCTATATTGGCAACGGTATTTCGATTGGTGGAACAGATAACACCCGCATTACTGCCACTGATGATGGCGTCTATAACTTCCAAGTGACTTTGCAGTTGGAGCACAACAACTCGTCAGCCGCTACATTATGGACGTGGATTAACAAGAACGGTACTGACCAACCGTATGGTGGGCAGAAAAACACTATCAAAGGTAATGATGATATTGCCGTGCATTGGAACTTCTCGATTGATCTAACAGCGGGCCAATACATTGAGATGTACTGGGCGACTGACGATACACAGCTTAACTTGCATACAGAAGCTGCTACAGCACCTCACCCGGGCATACCATCTACTGTCGTTGCGGTATCATTTGTTAGCAACTTATAGTGTGTGATTGTCTCCTGTACTCAAATATGTATACTGAGGGTACCCTATAACAGGAGCGAACCATGAGTTTTGATTTCTTAGAATTGTTTAACGCTGTTGGCGCAGCGCAAAAAGTAGTCACTAACGACTTCATACCTGCCGAATCCCTTGAAGTAGCTATAACTGAAGACGTAACAAATCTTGACAGTTTAGATGTAACACTAACTTTTTTTGTACTTGCAGAGGCTTATGGCATCCCCGAAGACGAAGAACTCAATGAACAGTGGCCTTACGAAAGTGTGCAGTTGTTGAAAGAGTTCATCGAAGAGCACAAAACAAAAGACCCAGAAGACGAGTTTGCCTCGATTA